CGCGAACGTCGTCGACCGCCCCTGATAGGCGATCGAGACCGGCGCCCGGCCGGTCTCGATCGCCTATCAGGGGCGGTCGACGACGTTCGCGAAGGCGGAGCTTCCGACGATCCAACGGAAGATCCACGAGCTGAAGCTGAAGCTCGGCATGGCGAAGCCCCGGCGGGCGCTGGGGGTGCGGTTCTGGTGAAGGGGGGAGCGGACATGGCGCAGGTTTCTTCGATCCTCGACGCGTCCGGACAGCCGATGCGCCCCGCCGCCCGCGCCGCGATGATCCGCGACACGGCCCATGAGGGCGCCTCGCGCTTCAGCGCGGAGCTCGGCGGCTGGGACGCGCCGCTGCTCTCGGCCGACGCGGCCTACATCTTCGAGCGCGACACGCTGGTCGCGCGGATCGAGGATCTGATCCGCAACAATGGCTGGGTCTCCGGCGCAGTCCGCAAGCAGCTCGACGCCACGATCGGCGCGGGCCTGCGGCTCAAGTCGAAGCCCAACTGGCGGATGCTGCAACAGCTCTTCCCCGGCGCCCGCGACGTTGGGCCGGAATGGGCGGCGGAATGGTCGCGCCAGGTCGAGGCGGCCTTCCGGGCCTATGCCTACGATCCGCGCAACCTGATCGACGCGAAGCGCCAGACCAACTTCGCCGGCCTGCTCGGCGCCGCCATGCGCCAGCGCATGGTGACGGGCGATACGCTCTGCCTGCCGCGGTGGCGGGCGCGGCCGGGCGCGCGATACCGGACGTGCTTCGATCTGATCGACCCGACGCGCCTCGCCAATCCGATGGGCGAGGCCGACGGCGACCGCTACCGCGCCGGGATCGAGATCGACGATATCGGCGCCGCCGTCGCGGGCCATATCCGCAAGGCGCATCCGGGCGACATCGCGTCGAGCCGGACCTTCGCCTACGAGACCGAACGCGTGCCGATGTTCATGACCTGGGGCCGGCCCGCGCTGATCCATCATTTCGAGATCGAGGGGGACAACCAGCATCGCGGCAAGAGCCTGCTGACGGCGATCCTGAAGCGCGAGCGCATGGCTGCGCGGTACGACGATCTCGAAATGCAAGCGGCGACCGTCAATGCCGGGATCGTCGGCTCGATCGAGAGCCCGCTCGACCAGGGCTTCGTCGCCGACATGCTGAATGAAGGCGACGACGATGGGGTGAAGCAGCTCGCCGCGGAGCGCGCGGGCTTCTACGAGGTGGCGCCGATCAAGATCGACGGCGCGCGGTTCCTGCACCCCTATCCGGGCGATCGCGTCAACCTGATGCAGTCGACCCGGCCGAACAGCGGGCACGGGCCGTTCCTCGAGCTGGCGCACCGCCACCTGGCGACGGCGATCGGCCTGTCGCCGCCGCAGGTCTCGGGCAACTACGCCGGGATCAACTATTCGACCATGCGGGCCGCCTTCATCGACGTGCATCGCTTCGTCGATTGCCGGCGCTTCTTCTTCGCCGCGGGCGTGGCGACCAAGATGTTCATGTGCTGGCTCGAGGAAGCGATCGACCTCGGCTATGTGCAGCTTCCGGCGGGCCTGCCGGATTTCGGAAGCCATGCCTTCTACGCCGACGTGTTCCCGCTGCTCTGCGCCTGCGACTGGATCGGGCCCGGCCGCGGCTACATCGATCCGACCAAGGAGGCCCAGGCCGCCCTGATGCGGATCGACGGCCAGCTCTCGACCGCGACGCGCGAGGCCGAGCTGCAGGGCATGGACTTCGAGGACGTGGTCGCGGAGCAGGCCGAGGAGAAGGCGCTGCGCGAACGCTACGGCGTGCCGGATCCGAACTGGGCCATGCTGCAGCAGCGGGGCGGCGCCGAGCATGCGTCCGATCGGGAGAGCAGGGAGCCGCAGCGATGAGGTACGAGCAGATCCTGAATTGCCTGTGCAACCAGCCGCTGCTGGCGGATCCGTCGAAGATCAATTCGGTGCTCGGCGCGATCGGCGGCAAGCTCGGGATCTCCGGCCTCTCGGTCGATGGCGAGGTGCGCGCGATCCCGCGGGCGCTGATGCCGGGGCCGCGCGCGGATCTGATCGATCTCGACGACGAAGACGACGAGCCGCTGGACGCCGATTCGCAGCACAAGCTCTACCCGATCGACCGCAATGTCGCGGTGATCCGCATCGTCGGCACGCTCGCCAACCGCGGGGCCTATATCGGCGCCAGCAGCGGCGTCGTGACCTATGAGGGGCTGCACATGCAGCTTGCCCAGGCGGAGCGCGACCGGGATGCGAAGGGGGTTCTCCTGGACTTCGATACCGGCGGCGGCGAGGCCGCGGGCTGCGAAAGCCTGGTGCATCGCATCGGGCGGCTGGCGGCGAAGAAGCCGGTCTGGGCGGCGCTGGGCGACGACGCCTTGAGCGCGGGGTACTGGCTCGCCTCGGCCGCGGGGGTCATCACCG